GTAAATCAAATATAATCAACAAGTTATAGAGAAAGGCATCTTTTTTAAGATGCCTTTTTTTGTACATAAAACCATCAAAAAGGGCTGAAAAGTGCCCTTAAGTGTTCAAGTGTGGACAATATGTGGACACTCTAAACCAGTAATTCTGTACATCCTTTCAATGGGTTATATTGAATAGCATCTTGTAAGAAGTCTGGTGCAAAGTGTGCATAGGTCAACGTTTGTTGCAAATTAGTGTGTCCTAAGATGCGTTGTAACGTAATAATACTTCCGCCGTTCATCATAAAATGGGTGGCGAATGTATGGCGTAATGCATGGGTTGCCTGACCTAATGGCATACTGGGCTTCACTTTTTTGATTGCTCGACGAAACATGTGATAAGACGTTTCAGTAAAAAGCAATCCTGATTTCTTTGTACAAATCATGTCAGCAACAGCTTGAGAAATTGGCACAATTCTTGGCTTATTGGTTTTGGTATACGTAAATCTTACCTTATTTTGGATCACATGTTCACGTTTTAGCTTGAGTGCTTCACCCCAACGGGCGCCAGTGCTTAAACAGAGAACGGCAACTTTTAGGTTGTCACCTTCCAATAACGCTAATAATTGCTGAATTTCTGTAGTTGTTAGGTATGACATTTCAGTTGTTTGTTGTTTTAACCGTGATATTCCTTGAACGGGATGTTTACTTAAAAAGAAATCCGTTTTTTTAAGGGCTGTAAACATACCGCTGAGTGCTGACATATCCCTATTTATCGTTGAGGCTTTTACGCCAGAAGCGAGTCTAAGCTCACGATAGAGTACTAATTGCTTATCGGTTAATTGGCAAACAGGGGGATTATTCAGTGATTCAGCAATACGTTTCACCCTTAGGTGTGTCATTCTTCCATAAGGTGTATTTTTGCCGAACACTTCCCACCAAATATCAATTAAATCGCTAAGAGGGCGAATATCGGTTGATGTTTCTACCCAATCTTTTGTTTGCTGATTAGCTAGTGAATAACGTTCAAATAAAATAGCTTCTTGCTTCTTTTCAAAGCGTCGTCTGATCCGTTTTCCGTGACGGCCAGCCGGTCTAATGTCCACTTCATATTGACCATTTTCGAGTTTCTTAATTGTCATAAGAAAGCCCTCCAATGGAACAAATGCTTTGTGAATTAATAAACTCACAAAAATCTAGATGTATCGTTATCCAATTTTCTTGTCTGAGTGGGCTGAGTTTATTTCTTCCTGCCCATTGTGTGCGAGAGCTGGAGCGATCTGACCAGCATCGGGATTAACTTCATCAAACATAAACCAGTCTCGGTATTTTCTAAATCTTGGATGTTTAAATAATTTCATACCAGCTTCCATTGGCATTTTAGCTTTTCCTGTTTCATAACCATGATATGAGTAATAGTTTAGGCCAACTAATTCAGCAACTTCCTTCACTTTTAGTCTTTCTGACTCACGAATTAGCTTTAATTTTTCACTTTGATCTATTGACATATCTTGGAAGATCTCCAATTATATAACCAGATGTTACACTTCCTTGCAATGAAGCAAAGAGTACGAAAGCGCTACAAAGCGCCTGATATAAGAGGGTAGCAGATGAGAGAGAAAATCGTAAGTCTGTCAGATGTCGTAACTGAGGAAAAATTTGCTGAATTAATTGGTAAGCCAGCGAGTGCAGTTGCAGATATGCGCAAAGCAGGAAAATTACCCATTATTCAAATGAAAAGACCGGGTTCAAGTAGAGCAGAAAACTATGTTTATCTGCCTGCATGGAATAACGGTTTAAAGATGGCTTATGAATCTTTACCAAAAGAGATGCGCGACGGTTGGTTAGTGTGGTTAGGGTTGAAATCATGATACGACAAATAACTGAGCATAGTTTTCTGTATCGTGGCTTTACGATTATTAAACTACCAAGAAAAGCAATAAACCCAGTTACTCGTTACCACGTTTGGTTAGATGATCAGTCATTCGGTAAGTTTGATGCAATGGCTGAGGCAATTAAGTATATCGACTTATTAAAAGGTGACTTCCATGAACCAATTAATCAAGCAACGAAACAAATACAAACTAAGCAGTGAATCTTTTACTTATAAAAGCAAGAAATATTCAAAGGCAGATAAGGCAACATTAGCTTTATGTACCATTGTTATTGTTTTATTTCTTGTAAAAATTTCTATCTAGGTATTGTTATGAATGCCACTAGGCTTATTCAAGCTCGATAAGTTGATGCAATGGCTAAGGCAGTTAAATAATTACATCTAGATTCGTGTTCAAAAAATAGTCTTAAATATCATGGCGTGATTATTATCTTAGGGAAGTAATTACAGCCAATAAACAATCAAATATTAAATAATGACCTTTATCGGTCAGGGCTTTTTATTACCTAAAAATGAGGTTTTAGAATGAGAAATATTCCAGAATCTATATTTACGCAGGTGGCTGAAAATATAAAAGCAAATAGAGAAGATGAACGTAAATCATTAATGAATCATTTTGCCGATCGCCAGCGTCAATTAGCCGACAAAGTATTAATAGATAAATTAGATTACGCACAGACTCACCAGTTATTAATTAGTGAGGCAGATAAATTGGAGTCAGAAGCAGGAGAACTTAATTATGTCTGATGCAGTTGATCGTGCCAATGAATATGCAGAGCTAGTGCTGGAACAAAATATTCAAGCAACGAGAAAGGCAATAAAGAGTGTATCGGCGTTTGAATGTGAGAATTGTGATAATCCAATACCTCAAGCCCGTCGCCAAGTAGTCATAGGCTGCACATTATGTATTGATTGCCAAATATTGCTTGAACTAAAAGAAAAACATTATCACAGCATATGAGAATCATTTTCTATAAGTAAACAAAAAGCACACAACCTGCGGGATAGGCAGTTATTGTGTGCTCTAAGGCTATCTCATGAAATCATACCATATTCAGGCGTTATTGCCTCGTCTTATACACGACTTTCAATTCAAAGAGCAAAATGGTTATTTGCGACAAGGAATTTGCCCAAGCTGTAAGAAAAAAGAGTTATTTACTTCAATTGAAATGCCGTTTGTGTTGCGTTGTGGCCGTGAGAATAAATGTGGTGCTGAATTGATCGTAAAAGAAATTTATCCCGATATATTTGACGATTGGTCAACTCATTACCCTAAGACACAACAAGCACCCAATGCAGCCGCAGATGCCTATTTACAGCACGCTAGAGGATTGAACATTGAGGCATTAAAGGGGCTCTATTCAGAGTCTAGTTATCATGCTAACGGTTTAGGTGCTGCAACAGTTAAATTTGCGTTACCAGAGGGAGCATATTGGGAACGCATTATTGATAGACCATCAAGATTTGATCGTAAAGCTAACTTTTTTGGTTCTTATAAAGGGCATTGGTGGTCATTACCTCAACAAGATTTAACACAAGCTAAAGAGATCTGGCTTACTGAAGGTATTTTTGATGCGCTAAGTCTTATTCAAAATGGTATGACAGCAGTTTCACTGATGACTTGCCATAATTATCCTGAAATTGCTTTGGCCAAGTTAAAAACAGAACTTGGTAGCAATAAAAAACCGTTATTGGTTTGGGCATTAGATAATGGCGCAGCTGGTGAACGGGCTATGAGGAAGTTTGTTGCGCGTAGTCATGAGGAAGGTTGGAAAGCCACTGCCGCCAGACCAGCAGAAGTTGATAATGGGAACGATTGGAATGACTTGCACATGAAAGGCAAGTTAACTGAACGAGATATGGCTCGTTATCGTTATTATGGAAAGTTGTTATTAGCTTCCACAGCGTTTGAAAAAGCACGTTTAATGTTTAATTGGACGGAGCGTTCAGAGTTTGATTTTCAGCATGATAACCGTTTGTATTGGTTTAAGTTAGATATCGACAAAATGATGAAGACGATTGAGCGTATTCATGATGCAGAGCCTGATTTAGATGAAGATGAAGCCAGACAAAAAGCCGTTAAAGAGTCTGGCACCGTAATTGAAATAGCCAACTGTTACCCCACGCCATTATATTTCCAAAAATCGGTAGAGACCGATGAATCATGGTATTACATCCGTGTTGATTTTCCTCGACAGCCACAAGTTAAAGCGACTTTTACCGCCTCACAATTAACAAGTGCCAGTGAATTTAAAAAGCGTTTATTACATGTGGCAAAAGGGGCGGTTTATACAGGTACAACTTTACAATTAGATCGTATTTGCAAACAGGCATTGCCTGATATCAAAGAGGTGATCACTCAAAATTATGTGGGATATAACAAAGAATATGGTGTGTATGTATTTAATGATGTGGCAATACAAGATGGTAAGTGTTTTACGCTGAATGAGGAAGATTATTTTTCTTTAAATAAACTCGATATTAAGACGTTAAGCCTTAGTCCATCATTATCTATTAATACGGATTTTAGTGAATTTGATACCAGTTGGTTAGGCTCTCTTTGGGAAGCCTTTGGTGTGAAAGGCTATGTCGTATTAGCGTTTTGGGTGGGTTCTCTTTTTGCTGAACAAATACGAAAAACACATAAGAGCTATCCTTTTTTAGAGATTTGCGGTGAGCCGGGGTCGGGTAAAAGTACATTAATTGAATTTTTATGGCGCTTATGTGGTCGTGCTGATTATGAGGGGTTTGATGCATCAAAATCGAGTGTTGCAGCTCGAGGGCGAAACTTTTCACAGATTAGTAATTTACCGGTGTGTTTAATTGAAAGTGATCGCGTACAAGATAACGCAAAGTTGAAAGCGTTTGATTGGGAAGAGCTGAAATCTTTGTACAACGGCCGTGCGACTCGTTCATTAGGGGTAAAGAATAACGGTAATGAGACTTACGAGCCATTATTTAAAGGCAGTATTGTGATTGCACAGAACGCCGAGATTAATGCCTCACGAGCGATTTTAGAGAGAATAATTCATCTTTATACTGATAAGGCTGAGCAAAGCGTAGAAACTCGTTATGCCGCTATCGCTCTTGAACGTTATCCCATTGAAAAGCTATCAGGGTTTTTACCTAAGGTATTAATGAAAGAAGCTGCGATCTTAAAACAATACAATGAGCGTGTAGATGATTTGCAGGCGCAGTTATTTGCGGATAAGGCCATTAACCATGAGCGGATCGCTAAGAACCATGCACAGTTAATCGCTTTATTGGAAACATTAGCATTGATATTGCCTGTAAAAGATGCGCATATCCGACAAACACGTAACTTTATTATTGAGTTAGCTAAACAACGTGTTCAAGCCATTCAGTTGGATCAACCGCCAGTTATGGAGTTTTGGGATATGTTTGATTATCTACAAGATAATGAGCCATTTGGTGTTAATCATAGTATTGAACAGGGCGTTTATGCAGTGAATTTTAACCATATTGCGCAGGTTGCCAGTGAACACAGACAATCAATGTTATTAAATACGGATATTAAAAACTTACTAAAAGCAGGACGTATGCGTAAGTTTGTAGGTATTAAGACCGTGAGGAGTGTAGTAAACAGTCAATTTAATAATTCACTGGCGATAGGGAGTGCGCTAAAAAGACCTGAAGTAATTAAGTGCTGGGTATTTCAGGAAAACAGCGAGAGTTAGTTTCTCCCTTCATTCATCTAAAGGCTGCCATGTGCAGCCTTTCTTTTATCTATAGAAAATCATCAAGTAATTATCATAATTACCAAGAGCAGCAAAATAGAGAAGATATAAATATTTGTGCAATAAATAAGCATTATTTAATCTCTTTTATATAGATAGAGAATTTGTTGGAGGGGTTCGGAAAGCGGTTACAATGGTTACAAAATTAAAATAGGTTTATATCTTATTGATTAAACTTAGAAATATAGATATTAGCAAAGGTTACAAATGGGTTACTTTGTAGTTACGTGTAACTGTTTAAAGAGGTTACAAATTAAAAATATAACTTATTGTTTTATAAGGATGTAACTTTTTAGCCTTTGTTTTGTAACCCGTTGTAACCAGCAAAAAGTTACAACTGAGTTGTTTGTAATCAGTGGGTTAGATGTGGTTTTTGTAGGGTGTAACCGATGTAACCGGTTTCCGAGAGAGGAAGATTTTTTAGGTGATAAAAAAGTTGCCTGTGAGGCAACTTTTGGCTTGACACTATATTATTAATATTGCATCATTCTATTCGTGGACAGGGTGAATCACCCTGATGCTCTTTAAAAGACTGCTAAATATTGAACTTGCACGAGGTTCTTTGAACCGATTACCCAGATTTTGAGGTAATCTACTATACCAAACGAGAAACTTATACTGCTGACCAACGCGACGACGCGGACGAACAGGTTAAATGAGGTTAACAATTAATCTAGTTAATTATCTGATAAGTATTTTTCGACTGGGGGGTGAAATATATAAATATATTTCACCCAGATAAAGTGGCCTGTGTTATCCATTTCATTTTCTTTCGGTTCAATATTGTTTTGTCGACTGGTGCAATAAGGCATCGATTGATAAAGGCTCTTTATTATGAAGAATAATACTCTTTTAAAGGAATCTATTGAAGTTTTAAAACAATTTTCAGTAGAGATGCATGATGAAATGGATAATAGTAAATTGGATGAACTTAAAAAAGTAATTAAGGTATTAGAAGAACACGAAAAGGATCAAAAAATTACCTGTAAAGATTTATTAGAAGTCTTTTCTAAGGTGGTTGAGTCGATGCCTGCTGTAGCTTCAATACTTAGTCTTCTATTTAGGTTATAATAATTTACAGCAGGCCACTGTAATCTGGAGATATAAAATGAATATTGCTGATGCTTTAGATTTGTGCCTAAGAAAAAAAGGCATTTCAAAAGCTGAGTTAGCAAAAAGAACTATGCTTTCAAAGTCTTATTTGTCACGCCTTTTTAGTAACGAAAGAACACCTAATTTAGAAACTCTTGAGAACATATGTACCGCTCTTGATATCCCTCTAAGTCTTTTTATTTTTCTGTCTAGTGAAAATGTAAGCTTAAGTAATGATCTTAAAAAGAGAATGGATAGTATTATATTTGACCTTTTGGGTGATATAAATGAAACCTCATTATCTTAATAAGCCCATATCTTCCATTAGTTCTTTAGCTAAGTGTCTTCAAACTACAGTTGATGAGCTTCAGAATTTATCAACTAATGCTGATAAATATTTTTTTTTAGCCAATAGGGTTCAAAAAGAGGATGGTAGCTATAGGGATACTTATGATGTAAGACAAAGATTAAAAATTATTCATGATAAAATAACTAAAAATATTCTTAAAAAAGTATATTACCCTGATTATTTACAAGGATCTTTAGCAAAAAAAGATCATATATCTAATGCTGAAATTCACTCAGGAAAGAAAGTAATAATAAAGGGGGATATATCAAATTTTTTCCCTAGTATAAGTAAAGATATTATTTATCAAATTTGGATTGAATTTTTTAATTTTTCTAAGGAAGTCGCTGAATTATTATCTCGCTTAACTACATTTAATGGGAAAATGGTCCAAGGATGTAAAACAAGTAGTTATTTAGCTAATTTGGTTTTATGGTCTAGAGAGTATAAATTTGTTAATTTATTAAAGTCTCAAGGATTTACATATACAAGATATGTAGATGATGTCCATGTTTCATCTGAAAGAATAATGCATAAAAGTGAAAAAACAAAAATCATAAGCAGAATTTATAATTTGTTTGCAAGTATTAATGTGCGACCGAATAGAAAAAAACAAGAAATAATGCCTAGAAATCAACAGCAAATTGTTCATAAGTTGAATGTTGATAAATCGACACCTAATATGCCTAAACAAAAAAGGAATGAGATAAGAAAGCTTGTTTTTATATGTGGTAAGGCTTTTGAAGATAATAATATTACACTTAGTGAATATACTAAAAATTATAATACTGTTATGGGAAAGGTTAATTATTTAAGAAGACTACATCCTAAATGTGGTAATTTATTATTATCAAATTTACGGTCAATTTCACCTTTAAAAAGAATGAAAATTATTTCATAGGTATATATATGAATTCTAATAATAAACAAGAAAATTCAAATAATAAAAAAAAGATAATATTAAAACTCACTTCAGAGCCATTATATAAACAAAGACTTTTTCAATTGGCAATTATTATACCGATAATACTATTTTTTATATTTGAAATACCATTAATGATGAGTGGAGCCGATTTTTCATTCACTATTCCAGCTTTTAAATATTTTGTTGAGTCTAGCACATTGGCTTTTCTATTGTTGTCACTTTGTATTCCTTCTGTAGCAATTGTAATGTATATGCATAGAACTGTACAAACACATGAACAAATATCATTAACTCAAATACAAATAAACAATGTAAATATACAATTAAAATTAATACAAGATAAAAATAACGCTGACTTATATTTTTCTCATAATAAATATATAAGTGATATAATATTATCTTTGCCTAAATATAAAACAAAGTTTTTAAATTCTAAAGGGGAGCCTGAAGTTTTTGAGTCTGGAATAATGAGTGCTAGCCATATTTATACTCAAGTTTATAAAAACTTTGATCCTAAAAGTGAATTTAATATTGATGTTAATAGTAATTTCCCTAAAAAAATAAGAAATTTATTTGATCATATAAATAGATGTATTTTAAAAGCGAAGTATGCTAATGAAAATAAAACTTTTGATTATCCTGTAATGGAGGGGATGCCTAAAGTAAAGGATGTTGCAGAAGAAAAAAAGAATGAAATTTTACTTTCTACCTTGCAGGAAATATATTCAGTTATAATTTCATTAAAAAGAGATTTAGCAATCAATGAATTTCCGTATTTCAGATTATATGTTGCGTCAATTGGTAACCTAAAAGTTGCATACCCCTATTCAAGTGAATTAGATTTGATTGATGATATAAATGGAATCCGATTAGTTTGTATTAATTTGCTTAAATCATTGGGATTTGGAATGATGGAACTAGGCATTTTACAGGCTGGAAGGCATTTGGGAGATCCAATTACTTTGTTTTTAGAAAAAGAAGAAGGCTATAAAAATATCTTTTCAACAATATTGACATCAGAGATTGCACCTATTTCCGCTAAAGTTCTTGATGAAATTCCTAAGCATGAGATTAAATCAGATCCATTCTATATAGCACAGTATTTATGAAAAAAGAGATTTTTTAAAATTTATTTGCTAAGCGGTACTACTGGTTAGTTGCGTTATTGATTTTTGCGTAAATTTGCATAAATATCACTATAATTTTGTATCCATGTAAATTCAATGCTGGGCTAATTTACAATCTTACTTACAGGTGCATAAAAACCGATGCATTTAGTGCGCGGGCGTGGCGGGGTCACGATTGCGTTTTGAGGGGGTTAAAAACATTATTCCTCGCAAATTTCCAGCGCGTAGAGCGATTAAAACAAGATACAGTTATCGGAATGTCAAATAAATTACATGCGCTGGAAATGGATTGTAGGCGCATTTAATTGGGTCACTATTATTAGTCAGACCGATACTTATACCTTACAGGTAAAAAAATACCGCCAGTGTCGGCGGTAGTGTTCTTTGTGCGGTGATGTTACTCATCATCTAATGTGTATTTATCAAACTTAATCACTTCTTCACCTAGCCAATCATTAATCTGTAACATTTTACTTTGCAGTGGTGCCAACTCATTACGAAAGAAAACTTTCGCCGCTTTCTCAACATCACCAAAACCGCCCGCATTTTGAGGAATAATCCCCATCATTTGCGGGGGGACGCGGTGCGCGGCTAACATATCATCACGGCTAACATCTTTAATATTTAAAAATTCATCTTTTGTGGCCACTTCATTTAAAGGGATCACTTGTACGCCGTCTTTCTTGCCGTTCGCCGCATGAATAAATAAATTCCGAAAATTACCAATGCCTTTGGCGTCTTGCATAGCTTTACGAATTTTATCTATGTCACTTTGATTTTGTACGGCGTCGCTAAGGTACAAAATAAAGCCTGCGTGGCTCCCGTTGCGATAATATTTCAGGCGAAAGAGGGTCGCGGCTTCATTCAGTAGCACTGACATCGTGGACGCTAGATATTCCGGTAAGCCGTAGAGTTCTTGATTTAAATCGGGTTCATAGAGCTGAAATACACTACCGGGTTTAAACTCATACGGCTGTGAATCATAGCCATAACGCACAAACCAATAGCTATCATCAGCAACGCCACGACGGGTATATTTAGCCAGTGTGGGGGTGAGTTTTAATAAATTCCCCATTATATTATTTCGCCGTTCAAGATAGGCATTGCCAAAAGTTAAGAAGTCGAGCGCAAACCGGCTAAAGTCTAACTTAGAGAGAAAGCGACTAGGTTGGAACGTGCTCACTAAAATATTCCGTTTGACGTAAATTGCACTGCTATGATGAGGTGCCGCACGAAACAGTTTTGATAATCCATCAAAGCTAATCGGTGGCTCATACCAATGATCAATTTGTACACACTCAAAATAATCAAAGATTTCTCGTTTATCTAACACAGAAACCGGCTCGCCAAAAGTAAAGGTGTCTATGTTGCTGGGCGTTGTCGATTGCGCTTTAAGTTTCTTTTTATTTTTACGGCTCATTAATAAATCTCCACGATGTTATGACTGTTTTCGGTGGTACCGGTGAGAGGTTCATTGAAAAGGGCGTGCATTGTTGCCCATGCAAGATCAGCGTGTCCGATCCCTTCACTGCGAGAGGCTCCATAAGTCGGGCGGTTACCGCTTCCGGTCGTGGTGCGACGAATGGAGGTAAAGGATTGAATAATATCAACACACTGTGCATCAAACTCTAAACGCCCGTGACTAATCACGTCATAGGCTTTAATGACTAAGGCATTTTTTACCGTTGGGTTATAAATAAACTCGCGTGCAGCAGGGAAAAATTGAACCACATTTTGATAAACCCCCGTACCGATACCCGTGGTATCAATCCCCATATATTCAACGTAAAAACGTTCGGTGATTTTTTTTATGGCATCGGCTTGCGCGCGAAAATCCATACCACGCCATTGATGACGTTCTAATATGCGGAATTTCCCGCCGGGGACTTTCGGGGGCGCGATAACCACACAACCGGCACTATCGCCATTTTCGCCGCCTTTGCTGGGGTCATAACCTACCCAAACCGGATCGTAACCATAAGGACGAAGCGCTAACGGTTGAATGTCGTCCCATACTTCCCAACTGTCCACCATGCATTTTTGCATCATGTCGAAGTTAAATAGGGATTCGATATCATCCATAAACTGACACATTAACAAATTGGCGTATTCGTCAGGGTTATACTCTTTTTTGAGTTGCGCTAAATCGAATAAATCACAACCACCTCGTAATGCATCTTCTATGGTCACGATTTGTCGCCACTGCCCATCTTCACATAAACGTCCATTCACTAACGCATCATGTGAAATATCGATATCCACTTGCTCTGATTTTTTACGCCCTTGGTTATATTGCTTTCCAGACCAAAATGGATATGCTTCATGACTGATTGTTGAGGGGGTTGAAAAGTAGGTTTGTCGCCAATGTTTTTGAAGCGCCATACCTGATGTCACTTTTCGGAGTTCTTTAAAGCGCGGTATCCAAAAGATTTCATCTAAATACAAATTACCATGATAACTTTGTGCTGTGCGGGCATTGGTGCCGAGGAAGTAGAGTGTTGCACCGTTACTTAGCATTAGTGGATCGCCTTTTAGTTCGACATCAACGTTAAGAGCCATATCGATAATATATTTACGAAACATAAATGCTTGCGCTTTACTGGCGGATAAGAAGACTTGATCACGCCCAGAGGTCAGCGCATCAATAAAGGCTTCACGGGCAAAGTAATAGGTAGCGCCGATTTGACGAGATTTTAAAATATGACGAATACGGTGATGACCAGCGCGATACCAAACTTTTTGATATTCGAATAAGTTGTCACGAAAGAGCGCTTCCAGCTTTTCAATTTGTTCTTCTGAAAAGAAATTTTTGACGGGCTGACGGCGTTCACCTTTGTTGCGGTTGGCGATTTTAGGGTTAAGGTCAGTTTCATTGCCGCCATGTTGATATTTTTTTATGCGGGATAACTGCGCCATTTGACGCCCTAATAAATCAATTTCTTTAAAATCTTTTCCTTCTTTATTCTCTTTTAAAATGAGCTTGCAATAACGCGCCTCAACGGTTAACTCTGCGCGTTCGGTTGGATTAATTTCATCCCAATTATCCCGACGTTTCCAACTGTGAATAGTGGATGCTTTTTCGCCCAGTGATTCCGCGATGCGAGCAATGCGATAACCCGAAAAATACAGATGCATCGCTTTTCGTCGATTATCAACGGGAGTTGTTACAGTCATAACTCAATCACTCTTTCTTGCTTAAGTTACGGCGAGTCTATCAACCGTCAATAGCGTATCCGCAGGCTTCCTTTTGTGCCAATCTTCAAACAAATCTTACCCATTGTTTAACTCCCCGATTAGCCGACAACATACAGACTAACGAATAAACAGATGCAATCTGGAGTAGTAGTACATGACGAAGAAATCAAAACCGTTTCGTCTTTGTGTTGAAGGGGCGACAACGGATGGGCGCAAAGTCAGTCGCGAATGGTTAACCCAAATTGCGAAAAACTTTGATCCCTCGGTTTATGGTGCGCGAGTCAATATCGATCACTATAACTACTCGTGGTCTCCTCGCTTTGGTGATGTGGTATCGGTGTATACCGAGGAAATCAAAGAGGGGGCACTCGCGGGTAAATTAGCCTTGCATGGGGTGATCAGTCCGACAGACGAATTAATTGAACTCAATAAAAAACGTCAAAAAGTGTATACCTCTGTCGAAATTAACCCGAGTTTTTCCGATACCGGTGAGGCTTATCTCGTCGGGCTGGCTGTGACGGATAATCCCGCGAGCCTAGGTACTGAAATGTTGCAATTTAGTGCCAATGCACAAAGTAGCCCACTATCAGAACGCAAACAAAGCCCTGATAACGTCTTTACTGCCGCAGAAGAAACCTGTTTTGAATTTATTGATGAAAAATCGGAAAACGATAAGCCGGGTCTTTTTAGTGTCATTAAAGAAATGTTTTCTAAAAAGCAACACAGTGATGATGCGCGATTTACCGATGTACATCAGGCGGTAGAGCTGTGCGCCCAAGAAGTGCAAACCCTTTCAGCGGAAATCACTGCATTAAAAAGCGCAGACCAACGCGAAGCAATAAAGGCGCTCACGCAACAACTCACGGAATTAAAAACGCAGTTTGAACAGACAGATGCCTCGTTTTCTCATCGTCCACGGGCAATAGGTGGCGAAAATAACGGCGAAGTGCTCACAGATTGTTAAGGTAACGAACACACATGAAAAAAGAAACTCGTTTTAAATTTAATGCGTACTTGACGCAGTTAGGCAAAATTTACGGTGTTAGCGCACAAGCCTTTAATGATACCCAAGTTCAAATTGAACCTTCAGCGGCACAAACACTGGAAACGCATATTCAGCAATCGGCCGAGTTTTTAACGAAAGTGAATATTGTTCCCGTGGATGAGCAAGTCGGCGAAGCAATTGGGCTTGGGATTGGTTCGACGATTGCCAGTACAACGGACACCACGCAAAAAGAGCGTGAAACCAGTGATCCGATTAAGCTGACAAAAAATGGTTATTATTGCCAAAAAACCAATTACGACACCCATATTGACTATTCAAAAATTGATATGTGGGCAAAATTTAAGGATTTTCAAACGCGCATTCGTGATGCCATCATTCGTCGTCAAGCTTTAGACCGCATCATGATCGGCTTTAATGGTACACATCGTGCGGATAATTCAGACCGTACACAATCGCCGTTATTGCAAGATGTGAATTCAGGCTGGTTACAAAAAATCCGTGAGCGTGCGCCAGAGCATGTCATGGGCAGTGAAACGAAAGACGGGACAACCACAGCAAAACCCATCCTTGTGGGGAAAGGGCAAGATTATCAAAACCTTGATGCATTAGTCCAAGACACGATTGATAACGCGATTGATCCAGAATATCAAGATGATACTGGGCTTGTTGTGCTTTGTGGTCGTAAGTTGTTATCGGATAAATATTTCCCATTAGTGAATAAAGACCAAGAAAACAGCGAGAAGTTAGCTGCCGACACCATTATCAGTCAAAAACGATTAGGGGGCTTACCCGCAGTACGTGTGCCATTCTTCCCTGATAATGCGGTGTTGATTACGCGATTAGATAATTTATCCATTTACTATCAAGCAGATTCTCGCCGTCGCCAAGTGGTTGATAATGCAAAACGCGATCGCATCGAAAATTACGAATCGGTTAATGAAGATTATGTGGTGGAAGATTTTCGTGGTGTGGCATTCGTTGAAAATATCACCTTTAAAGATATTGAAGAAACCACGCCAGCGATTGTAACCGAAGAGACGGCGTAATATGGCGTTATCTCCGTGGGAAAAGCACCGCATGAGTCTTAGCGCGCAACAGTCCACCCAATTGGGTGGGCATGTTAGTCGCAATACACAAGGCTATCACATGATGCTGTTACGTCTTGCGACAGATAAAAAAGCGCTAAAACATTTTCAGTCACGCGAACGCAAAGAGGCTTATAAACGCAAGATATTAGCCAATTATCAGCCGTGGGTTGATGGGGCGTTGTCCAGCGGTAGTGGTGTGCAAGATGATGTCTTAATGACGATTTTACTGTGGAAAATTGATGCAGGTGATTATGAAGGGGCGTTAGATATTGCGGCTTATGCGTTAGCCAATCGTTTAGTGATCCCCGGTGTTAACCGCACCACGGGCACCGTGATTGCCGAAGAAATTGCCGATTCGGCAATGCGAGCGTATGCCGTGAAATCACCGGTCTCTTTAGCAACGTTAGAGCGTACACGCGCCCTTACCGATGATGAAGATATGCCCGATGAAGTGAGGGCAAAACTCTATAAAATCTTAGGGTTAGTGCTACGCGATAATAATCGCCCACAAGAAAGCTACTGCGTATTAAGCCGAGCATTAGAGTTAAATATTAATGTCGGGATTAAAACCGAATTAAAGCAACTCGACAAAGTGCTCAAAGCCCAGCGTGACGCTGAAAAAGCATTGTGACACCACGTCAGGGCGGCACGGAAAAAGCAACTCGCTTTCTTTCGTCCACCGCCCACCTATTTTAAGGTTTTCCTATGGATTATGTTTCTGCTAACCCTGTGCCACAACATGATGAAACCATTAAAAATAATGGCTTTTTCCCTGATATTCAAACTCGTGATTTTCAATTGCAAACACGCGTCGATGGCACGGTGACACCGGAACGACTGAAAAGCACGTTGCTGAACGCCATGATTGAAGTAAATCGCGAGTTGTATCAGTGGCGCATTGGTCAATCTGCGAAAACATTAAAAGACGTGCCCGCTGAACAGATTAACGGTGAAAGTGAATTGATGATTTTATATCAACGTGCGGTGTTCTGTTTTGCAAAAGCCAGTTTAATCGAACGTTATCGCGATATTGATACCACCGCGCAAGGCAATAAAAAAGCCGACACCCTGACGCCAGTGATTGATGAAGTGTGGCGTGATGGTCAATGGGCTTTACAACGAATCAAAGGGGAAACCCATAACACGGTGGCGCTTATCTGATGCGGATTTACACACAACAAGGGGATACCGTCGATGATATTTGTTGGCGTTACTTTGGTCAGTCATCCGGCATGATTGAGCAAGTATTGGAAGCCAATCCGGGGCTGGTTGAATTGGGGGCAATATTACCTATCGGCACCGCGATTGAGTTACCGGATATTCAACAACACAGCACCACACCGATTTTACAACTTTGGGATTAACCCCTTTAAGGGGGAGGTATGAAGAAGATGCCCTATAAAGATCCAACTAGTATGAATTGGTTTACTGCCCTATTAATTGCCGGCATGGCAGTTTTTGGGGGTATTGCCAGTTATGCCAATAAAATAGTGAAAGGGGAACCGTTCCGCTTTGCCATTTTACTTGCGCAAATCGTTGTCTCTATGTTTTCAGGGGCATTGATTTTATTCGGTGCAAGTTATTTTCAGTGGCAACCTGAAATTGCCGGCGGTATAGCGGGCATGGCGGGCTGGATGGGGTCAGCATTTATTAGCGCAGTCGGAAAGTTATTCTTAAGGAAGGTTGCCGGTGAGTAAATTTATCTTTAGTCAGCGCAGTAAAAATAATCTTAGTGGCGTTAACCCGCTGTTAGTGAAAATTGCTTATCGTGCGTTAGACATTTCTACGGCGGACTTTGCAGTGATTGAAGGTGTTCGCACACTCGAAAAGCAAAAAGAAAATGTCAAAAAGGGTGTTTCAAAAACATTAAACAGCCGTCATTTAACAGGCGATGCCATTGATATTTTACCTTCTGTGATTAAACCGGGAATGGAATGGCAACCACATTTCTTTGAGCCGATTTTAAGAGCCTTTAAACAAGCCGCAGATGAAGAGGGGGTAACATTGCGCTTTGGTAAAAACTGGAAAAGTGATCCCAGTTTACCCGTTGAAACCCGCTTTCCTGACTATCCTCATATTGAGATCCCACGATGAAAAGGAACGTACTGCTTATTATTATCGCGGTCGTGATGGGCTTGCTACTGATATTTAAGTTTGATGCCTTGCTTACTGAGAATAGCCAGCTTAAGGGTGACAACCTCGCCCTTAAGCAAAATGTTATCAGTCATAAAAATGCTATTGAGCACTATCAGAAAGAACTTACTCGTTTATCAGAACTGGATAAACAACACACAAAGGCGCTAACCGATGCAAAAAATGATATTAGCCGGCTTAATGATGAGTTGCGCAATAATACTAAACGGGTGTACATCAAAGCCGATTGCCCCAACCCCGATAATCACACCACCGCCACCGCCGGCATGGGTAATGCAACCACCGCACGACTTACCAAAACAGCTCAACAAGATTATTTACGTCTCCTCGAAATGATGGCGGAGAATAAGGCTCAAACAGAATATTTGATTGATTATACAAACCGATTATTACAATACATCAATAAGTTAAACCATGAAAAAGCCTGCAAGCCTGCGTGATACATTAATTAAAAAGGTAGCTTATTTAGGGGATAACCCCGATAGGCTCTACACCTTTATTGACGGTGGGGCGATTGTGGCAACCGATGCCAGCAGTCAGTCTTATGAGTATCAATACAATCTCAATATTATTATTGATGATTATCCCGGTGACCAAGATGTGTTAATGGCGGTGATCATTGGTTGGATTGAACAACACCAACCTGATATTTTCCTCAATCCCGATAAACGCCAAAGTCATTTTACCTTTGATGCCTTTATTGATAGTCACCAGACCGCCAGTATCAGCATTGATTTAAAGCTGACCGAGCGTGTTTTAGTCAATGTGGAAGCGGATAAACTCGTTGTCGGTGCCATTGAAGAGCCGGCTGATCCATTTGAAAGTTGGGAGAGTGTGGCTCATGAACGCCGATGATTTTAGCCCATTAACCCAAGCGTTAGCCACCATGTTGGCGAAAACGTCTCCCAATGAACGTAAAAAATTAGCCCGTGAAATTGCCCGTGATTTACGCAAAAGCAATTTACAACGTGTTCGTGCGCAAAAAAATCCCGATGGAACGGCATTCACCAAACGTAAAGCCTTAACGATGACCGTTCTACGAGGTATGAAGTTTGTTTGGCATGATCAGACTCGTCATATCAAAAGTTGGTCTGTGCGTAAAACCCAAAAAGGGGAGTTAATCACGGGGTATGATATAGAGAAAAAGATGCCTCGTAGCTTTTATAAACGCGATATCTTGCGTTTTATTGAAGTAAAAAAAGACAAAATCAGCACGTCAAAGCCCAATAAACAGACTCGCATGTTTAAGCGTTTAGCGACTGCCCGTTATTTGCGAATGTCAGCAAATGATAAAGGTGTCACGCTTTCTTTTGCTCCGCAAGTTGCGGGTATTGCTGCGGTGCATCATTACGGTTTAAAAGAGCGTGTGCGGGGCAAATCATTAGAAATTCAATACCCTGAACGAAAGCTATTAGGCTTTTCACCGGCAGATATTAAACATATTGAAAATCAGTTACTGGAATTTCTTTCCCGTTAATTGTCCTGTCTTTGAAACAATTCCAATCCCGTGAGTTTTTTTATTTCCCGTTGCACATTGCGGGTATGAATATCGCAGAGCTTATCCGAAAAATACAAAACTTGATCCGCACTGGCGTTGTGATTGATGTCAGCGCGGAAAAGGGGTGTCGTGTTAAAACGGGCGACAATGAAACCGACTGGCGCCCGTGGCTCACTGCACGTGCTGGTCATTCACGTTTATGGTGGGCGCCCAGTGTTGGCGAACAAGTGTTATTGCTGTCAATCGGTGGTGACTTAACCACCTCGTTTGTGTTACCGGCAATATTTAGTGACGATTTTTCAGAGCCGTCAAGCTCATTAACCGCTCATCGTCATGAGTATGAAGACGGTGCCGTGATTGAATATGAACCCGCAACCGGGGCGCTAACGGTTACAGGAATTAAAACTGCCGTGATTGAAGCCAGCGAGTCGGTCACGGTCACATCACCCGAGATTACGTGCGTAGCAACAAGCAAAATTACCCTTGATACCCCTACCGTTATTTGTACCAATAACTTAACCACGGGATCACTGACGGTACAAAAAGGCGGCACGATGACGGGTGATATTACCCATGTTGGCGGGCAAATGTCCTCTAATGGTGTGGTGGTTTCAACCCATACCCACAGTGGTGTGCGCACGGGTGATAGCAATACAGGACTACCGCAATGAATTATCTCGGTATGAATGCACAAACCGGTGAACGCATTACCGATATTGAGCATGTTCGCCAGTCTATTAAAGATATTTTTAATACCCCCATTGGTAGCCGATTGATGCGCCGAGAATATGGCAGCTTGCTTGCCGACTTAATTGACGGCCCGGTTAACGCCAAGATGCGATTGCAATTAATGTCGGCGTGTTACACCGCGGTTTATCGTTGGGAGCCGCGTATTGTGATGACGGCTATTGATATTCATAGCCAGCACGAACAGGTGATTGTGGATATCTCTGGTTATTACACCCACAACCAACAACCGATTAATTTCTCTCTACCGGTGACATAATGCCAACGATTAACTTAAGCCAATTAACACCGCCCGATGTGATTGAGTCGTTAGATGCAGAACAACTATTACGCGAACGTAAAACGGCGTTGATTGCCGCAATGCCAACGCATTTACGTGATGCGGTGGCTAACACGTTATCGTTAGAGTCTGAACCACTGACCAAGTTGTTAGAAGAAAACGTTTATCGTGAGTTGTTATTGCGCCAACGAATTAATGAGGCAGCACGTGCGGTGATGGTGGCGTATGCGAAAGGAGCGGATTTAGATCAGTTAGCAGCGAATTATAATTTATCGCGTTTAGTGTTACGTCACGCCAATAACCAGACTATTCCGCCCACACCGGCGATTTTAGAGTCTGATGATGATTTGCGTTTACGCATTCCCGCCGCTTTTGAGGGGCTAAGTGTTGCGGGGCCTGTGGGCAGTTATGAATTTCATGCCCGTAGTGCCGATGGTCGGGTGTCGGATGTGTCCGCGATCAGCCCAACACCGGCAAATGTCACTATCTCGGTATTATCTCGCGAAGGTGATGGCACTGCATCGGAAGAGTTACTGCGCATTGTTGAACATGCGTTAAACGATGAAGATGTGCGACCGGTTGCTGACCGAATCAAAGTACAATCCGCAAAAATTATCCCTTATCAAATTGATGCGACGTTATTTCTCTTTCCGGGACCCGAATCGGAGCCGATACGCAAAGAAGCAAATCAACGTCTGACGCAATACATTACAGAGCAACACCGCTTAGGGCGTGATATTCGCCTGTCAGCGATTTATGCCGCATTGCATGTGGAAGGTGTGCAACGTGTGGAATTAAAACAGCCCGCAAAAGATGTGGTGCTGGATAAAACGCAAGCCTCGTATTGCATCCAAAGTACCTTGACCCTTGGTGGCTCGGATGAATAGCTTGTTACCGTCAGGCAGTAGCCCATTAGAAAAGGCGGCCGCTATTGCTTGTCAATCCTTGCAAACCTTGCCCGTGCCATTGCGCCAATTATGGAATGCCAGCACATGCCCCGTTGATTTACTGCCGTATCTTGCGTGGGCCTGGTCGGTTGATCGATGGGATGAAAACTGGTCGGAGCCTGTTAAGCGCCAAGTAGTACGGGATTCGATGTTTATTCACCGCCATAAGGGCACCATTGGCGCAATCAAGCGTGTGGTCGAGCCATTTGGTTATGTCATTAAAGTCACTGAGTGGTGGCAAACTGGCGATCCTCCGGGGTCATTTCGTCTTGATGTTGGCGTGCTAGATAATGGGATCACACCTGAAATTCATGATGAATTAGAACGTTTGATTGCCGATGCGCGTCCTGTTAGTCGGCATCTTTTAGGGTTATCCATCAACCTTGATTCACAAGGTGAGTTTTATCTATCCGCAGCCACCTTCAGTGGTGATTGCTTAACGGTTTATCCCTATTTTACTGAAGAAATTACGGTATCAGGCGATCCTCAAGTCGCCATAGCAACACATATTATTGATAAAGTTGAGGTCACATCATGAGTGCAAAATATTTTGCCCTATTGACGGTGATTGGTGCGAATAAATTAGCCAATGCAACCGCCTTGGGGAAAACATTAAAAATCACCCAAATGGCCGTGGGCGATGGTAATGGAGTGCTTCCTGTACCGAATATAAATCAAACGCGATTAGTGAATGAAAAGCGACGAGGTGCCCTAAATACCTTGTTTATTGATCCCCTTAATACCAATCAGATTATTGCTGAACAAGTGATCCCTGAAAATGAAGGGGGGTATTGGATACGTGAAATTGGGTTATTTGATGAAAGCGGGAGTTTGGTCGCCGTCGGAAATTGCCCCGAAACCTATAAGCCCAAATTACAAGAAGGGAGTGGACGAACGCAGACGATGAGAATGATTTTGACAGTGAGTCATGCTCAATCGGTTGAGTTAAAAGTCGATCCCTCGGTTGTGTTAGTGACGCGTGATTTTTTAACACAAGCAATTTCACAAGCAGTAGAGGAATTTAAAAGTCAGACCTTTGGATTTGGGCAAACGTGGCATAATGTGACCACGGAACGAAAAGCAAGCGTGACTTATACCAACACAACTAAGCGTCCGATTCTTCTCTCTGTTATGTCTACCCCCGCAGAAGGGATTAATCCGTCTATTTCGATCTATGTTGATAATCAACTTATCGCCAAACAAAATCAACCAAGAGCCGTTGCCGCCAATACCGCAACATTGAGTGTGATAGTGCCACATGGTGCGATGTATCGTTATTCTGTCGTTGATAGAGATACAGGGGGGGATTGTTCAGTATGGGAGTATCGTTAATGTACTATTTTAAATCCCCTGAAAATGAAAAAATCTTTGCCTATGATGATAAACAAATCGCAGAAGGGTGGGTATTAGAGGGGTTAATTCCGTTATCAAAAAAAGAAGCCGATGCGTATTTGGCAAATCCGTTGACAAAAACGCAACATATCGAAATAGCCGAAATACATAAGCAGTCTCTCATTGATGAGGCGAAAACAGAAATTAGCGTATATCAGACGAAATTATTATTAGGTCGAATTAATGAGGAAGAAAAACAACAATTAAATCAATGGGTAGATTATTTGGATGCTTTAGCATCGATTGATGTTAGTTTAGCACCAGCGATCACCTATCCTGACAAGCCTCATTAACGGTTGTACTAACCCTCAAACAATCCCGCTTTCGTGCAATTTATCCACTAATTTTTCATGCTACACGGACACTGTTATAGGAGTCCGTGAGCATGGCACAAGATTATCATCACGGTGTGCGCGTTATTGAAATTAACGAAGGCACCCGCCCCATTCGCACTATCAGCACCGCTATTGTCGGCGTGGTTTGCACCGCTGATGATGCGGACGAAAAAACTTTTCCTTTAAATAAACCCGTCTTACTCACCGATGTGTCACAGGCTATCGGTAAAGCAGGGAAAACCGGCACCTTAGCCAGCACGTTAAAGGCGATTGCAGATCAGGCTAAACCCATCACTGTTGTTGTGCGTGTAGAACAAGGCGAAAGTGAAGGCGAAACCACTACTAATATTATCGGTGGTACTACCGAAGAAGGGCTAAAAACAGGGTTACAAGCACTGCTAGCCTCTCAATCCCAACACGGCATTAAGCCTCGTATTATTGGCGCACCCGGTCACGACACGTTAGCCGTTGCCAATGAGATTGCGGTGATTTGTCAAAAACTGCGCGCCTTTGGTTATATCTCGGCTTACGGTTGTAAAAATATTAGCGAAGTGAACACCTATCGTGAGAATTTTGGTCAGCGTGAATTGATGATGATTTACCCTGATTTTCTCGCGTGGGATAGTGTGATAAGCCAAGAATCCACCGCCTATGCTACTGCACGTGCATTGGGTCTGCGTGCCAAGTTAGACAATGATATTGGTTGGCATAAAACCCTATCCAATATCACCGTTAATGGTGTGACGGGTATTTCTAAGGATATCTATTGGGATTTACAAGATCCCGCTACCGATGCTGGTTTACTGAATGAAAAAGGCGTGACGACACTTATTCGTCGTGATGGTTTTCGTTTTTGGGGTTCGCGTACCTGTTCGGATGATCCACTGTTTGCGTTTGAATCTTATACCCGTAGCGCACAAGTCCTTGCTGACACCATGGCAGAAGGGCAAATGTGGGCGATTGATAAGCCGTTAACGCCATCTTTAGCGCGGGATATCGTTGAAACCATCAACGCAAAATTACGTTCATTGGTCAGTCAGGGCTATTTGTTAGGCGGTGAATGTTGGTATGACCCGACATCAAATAGCAAAGAAGAACTGAAAGACGGCAAGCTCACACTGGATTATGACTACACACCCGTGCCACCAATGGAAAATCTGATGTTACGTCAGCGTATTACCGATAAATACCTGATGGATTTCGGTAACAAAATCAAGGGGTAAATCATGGCGTTACCACGCAAGCTAAAGAATTTTAATTTATTTATGAATGGCGCCAATTATGTGGGCGTTGCCGAAGAACTCACATTACCTAAAATTACCCGCAAGTTAGAAGCCTATCGCGGGGGCGGTATGAATGGTTCGGTGCAAATTGATATGGGCCTTGATGACGGTGCACTTGATAGTGAGTTTACCCTCGGTGGTGCTGATGTTGACGTTTACCGCCAGTGGGGCGCATCCACTATTGATGCGGTTCAACTGCGTTTATGTGGTGCCTATCAGCGTGATGATACGGGGGAAACATTAGCCGTTGAAGTGGTTCTGCGTGGTCGTTATAGCGAAATAGATCCGGGTAACTGGAAATCGGGCGATAACACACAGACCAAAGTCACTGTAAAGCCCACTTACTACAAGTTAGTGATGGACGGTCAAGAAATCATTGAGATTGATATCGTCAATATGGTGGAAAAAGTGGACGGTAAAGACCTGTTACAAGCACAGCGTGACGCGCTGGGACTTTAATTAAATGCGGAAAGAGAACATGAAAGAGCCAATCAAAGAACAAAACCAAGAGCCAATTGAATGGGTTGTTGTTAACGGTGACCAAGCCACGGTGACATTAGAACAACCACTTATGCGCGGTGAAACCAAAATCGACAAAGTGACGGTGCTTAAACCCAATTCAGGGGCATTACGCAGTGTACGTTTACAGCCGTTAATGGATATGGATGTTGATAGCATGATGCAGGTGCTACCGCGCATTACTATGCCAACACTAACAAAGCAAGATGTGCTGTCTTTAGCCGCGGGCGACTTGGTAAACCTGAGCGTGCAGGTGGTTAATTTTTTATTACCGAAGTCGGTTATGCCCGATTCCCAAGCGAATTAACCACCGATGAACTGGTGGCAGATATTGCCGTCATTTTTCATTGGTCACCGGCAGACACCGGCAAAATGAGTCTTTCAGAATTATTGTCATGGCGCTATCAAGCAGCGAAACGTAGCGGACAACAGGATGAGTAATAACTTAAAATTACAAGTTGTACTGAGTGCGGTTGATAAATTAACCGCACCGTTTCGCAGTGCGCAAGAAAGTAATAAACGATTGGCGTCCGCTGTGCGCCAGTCGCGAGACTCGTTAAAAACACTGAATCTGCAAGCCTCACAAATTGACGGCTTTCGCAAAATTAAACAGCAGTTAACTTCCACACAGCAAGCGTACCAATCTGCTACCCAACGTGTTGCAACCCTCGCCAAAGAAATTGCCAACAGTGAAAATCCGACGAAAAAACAGTTAGAGGCGTTTAAAAAAGCGCAACGGGAAGCAGGGCAACTCAAAACCAAGTATGAGCAATTACAGCAGTCGGCACAGCGACAGCGTTCGGCATTACAAGCCAATGGCATTTCTACTAATCAACTCGGTCAAGCGCAACGACGCCTTAATGGTGATATTGAACGCACCACGCAACAGCTCCGCCGGCAAGAAAACCAATTAAGGCGCAGTGCCGAACAAGAAAGGCGCATGGCGGTGGCTAAATCGCAGTATCAAAAGACGCTTGATGTGCGAAATAAAATGGCGGGCACTGGTGCCACTATGACGGCAACCGGTGCCGGTATGTTGTATTCCGCCAAACAAACCTTAATGCCGGGGTACGAGTTTAATGTCGGTATGTCAAAGGTGCAGGCATTAACACGCTTAGATAAAAACTCCGATGAATTTAAGATGTTGCGTGAACAAGCGCGAGAGTTAGGCGCAACCACGGCATTTACCGCCAACCAAGTGGCGCAAGGTCAGGCATTCTATGCAATGGCAGGTTTTAAGCCTGAACAAATTAAAAATGCTATGCCGGGTACATTGGCAATGTCATTGGCGGGTGATATTGATTTAGGTACCACGGCGGATATCGGTTCAAATATTTTAACCGGCTTTAAACTCGACTCGGATCAGATGGGGCGAGTGAGTGATGTGTTAGTCGGTGCCTTTACTCGTTCAAATACCAGTCTGACGATGCTTGGCGACACGATGAAATACGTTGCACCGGTGGCGTCAGGCTTAGGGGTTGATTTAGAAACGGCAGCCGCCGCAACGGGTAAGTTAGGGGATGCGGGTATTCAAGGTTCAATGGCGGGTACCTCATTACGCGCTATCTTAGGGCGTCTTGCTGAGCCACCGAAAATGGCCGCTAAAGCATTAGAAGAACTCGGCATTAAAACCCGTGATGCCAAAGGAAACTTACGCGACTTTCCTGCGTTATTAGCTGAATTGGATAAGAAAACCGCCAATATGGGTAATGCGCAACGGGCGGGATTCTTTAAACACATTGCGGGTGAGGAAGCCTTCTCCGCGTTATCGGTACTTGCCGAACAAGCGGGTAAAGGGGAGTTGCAAAACCTTGTTGCCGACTTAAAGAAAGCCAAAGGTGAAGCGCAAAAAGTGGCGGGCACCATGACGGATAACTTAAGCGGGGATATGAAAAACCTGCAATCTGCATGGGAAGATTTAGGCATTCAGATTTTTGATGGTATTGATAGCCCGTTGCGTCAGATATCACAAAGTATCACCCGTGTGATTTCTAAAGTCGGTGTGTGGATGAAAGAAAACCCTGAGCTGGCTAAAACACTGACTATGGTTGGCTTAGCCATTGCGGGCATTATTACCACCCTCGGTGTTCTCTCGTTATCCATTGCCGCAATGTTAGGGCCATTGGCTGCCGCGAAATTAAGCCTGTCAATTTTAGGTATTAAAGGCGGTGGCGCGTTAACACTGTTATTAAAACCGATAAAATTATTGGGTAGTGCTTTTTTATGGTTGGGTAAAACCATGTTAGCTAATCCTATTTTGTTAGCTATTGCCGCTATTGCGGGGGCTATTTATCTGATTTATAAAAATTGGGATAAGATTGAGCCGTATGTCACCAAAGTGTGGGAGTCTGTTAAACAGCGCACCGCTATCGCATGGCAGGCATTAAAAGGCACCATTTTAATGGCATGGGAAGCCATTAAATATATCTTCTTTAACTGGACGATACCGGGCTTAATTGCAAAACATTGGGACAGTATTGTCGGCTATACCAAAACCGCATGGGCGTCGGTTAAATCTGTAATTTCAGGGGTATGGGAAGGCATTAAAACCTTTTTTATGACGCAAACATTACCGGGAATTATTTATAGCAATTGGGATCAAATCGTTAAGTACACCCAAGAAAAATGGGAATTTCTTAAAACAACGATATCCACTAAATGGGATGAAATTGTCGAAGATACCAAAGCGTTACCGGCTAAATTTTTACAGTTCGGTAGTGACCTGATTGATTCCATTATTCAGGGAATCAAAAACAAATGGACAGACTTTAAAAATAGCATTGGGGAATTGGCAACCGCCGCTAAAGAAGCACTCACCCCTGAGTTTATGAAAAGTAATGATCCGAAAGTGCAGTCTGCGTTAGATTCTTACAATAGTAACTTTGCCGGTATGTATGATTCCGGTGGTTATATCCCGCGAGGTCAGTTTGGTATTGCCGGCGAAAATGGTCCTGAAATTGTTGAGGGTCCTGCGAATATCACCAGTCGTAAACACACCGCGATGTTAGCGACAGCCGCATTATCGCTAGGCAGTGCCTTTTCATTACAGGCACAAAATGCCCCGTTGCACCCGCACAGCTTGCCGGTTGAAAACTATCGCACGGCACCGGCTAACGTGAACATTCAACAACAGCGTTATCAAGGCGCGCCGGCACATTATGAAATTAATATTCATCCTCAACCGAATCAATCCGCGCAAGATATCGCACAACTTGTTATTGCGGAAATCGAACGCCGTGAACGTGACAAGCAAGCACGATTAAATAGCCGTTATCAAGACAGTGAGGTGTGGTAATGATGGCAGCACTTGGGGTATTTGTGTTTGAGTTACGCACCGTACCTTATCAATCACTACAAAAACAACAAACATGGCGACATGGTTTTACTCAACGTGTCGCACGCCGACCGGCACAACAATTTATTGGTCCTGATACTGATGTGATCACCTTATCGGGTGCGCTTTATCCCTCATTAACTGGCGGTAAGGTGTCGTTGCTGGCATTAGAATTAATGGCGGATAGCGGTAAGGCATGGTCATTTATTGATGGTACGGGCACTATTCACGGCATGTTTGTGATCACCGATTTACAACGCACCCACACTGAATTTTTCCAAGATGGTGCTGCCAGAAAAATTGATTTCTCGCTGACATTAAAACGGGTGGATGACTCCATCAGTCAGATGTTGGGAGATTTAAGCGACCAATTAGGTATGATGGCGAACGGTGCCGGTGAAGCCATTAAAGGGGTTTTATCATAATGTTGCCAGAGATGATCACTGGTAAAAGTAGCACGCCGGCTTTCGTGTTAATTGCTGGTGACGAAGATATCAGCGCCAAAATTCAAGGGCGATTAATTTCGCTTTCATTAACGGACAATCGGGGCTTTGAAGCTGACCGGCTTGATATTGAATTAGATGATTCTGACGGCGCATTAATGATGCCAAAACGGGGCGAGGTCTTAACGTTACATCTTGGTTGGCAGGGTGAAAACCTTATTCATAAAGGCTCGTTTACGGTCGATGAGATAGAGCATTCAGGCGTACCGGATAAAATGACATTACGCGCTCGTAGTGCTGATTTTAGGGCAACGCTCAATGTGCGCCGTGAAATGTCGTACCATCAAAAAACATTAGGCGATATCGTTAGAACCATTGCAGGGCGTAATAATGTCACGGCGGTGGTTGATCCTGGTCTTGATACGGTAAAAATTGAACATATCGACCAGACTAATGAGTCAGACGGCAGTTTTTTAACGCGCTTAGGGCAATTAAACGGTGCCACCGCCTGTGTTAAAAACGGCAATTTGCTGTTTATGGTGCAAGGGGGCAATACCACCGCCAGTGGTCAAGCATTACCTTTAGTGCAAATCACTCGTAGTGTGGGTGATGGGCACCGTTTTTCATTAGTGGATAGAGGCGCTTACACTGGCGTGACTGCCAATTATTTAAACACTCGTAAACCGCAAGAGAAAACACAATCACAAATTCGCCGTAGAAAACCCACTACTGATAAACCGAAAAAAGAAGAAGAGAAACAAGGGGAGTATCTTGTTGGTGAAGAAGGTAATGTGATGGTGTTGTCTCATACTTACGCAAGTAAAACCAATGCCGAACGTGCTGCTAAAGCCGCATGGGAAAAAATACAGCGGGGCGTTGCCTCTTTTAGTATTACCCTTGCGAAAGGGCGAGCGGATCTCTTTCCTGAATTGCCGGTACAAGTGAGCGGATTTAAGCCTGAAATTGATGAAGCCTATTGGACGTTGGTCACGGTGAGTCATTCCCTGAATAATAGCGGGTTTACCACCTCGTTAGAATTAGAAGTCAAAAGCAGTGAGATAGATATGGATAAGGAGTGATCCAAATAGCACTCCTTATTTAGGATCAACTATTCATCATATAATGGACTATCATTATCGCCAAAAATATTTTCACTGTTATCAAAATACTCTTCATCAAGTTCATTAAATTCAAATTCTTCTGATATATCATGATCACTATTTAATAATAAGCTTATATCTTCAATAGGGAGAGGCGTTTCAGAACTATTAAGAACTTCATATTCTTTTCTATTAAATAATAAGGGAGGGGGTGTATTTTCATCATAAAAAGATACCCCATTTTCTAATAGTAACTTAAATCCTTTATCTTTTTTTATGAAATCTAAATTATCATTTCCTAACCAATTTCTTTTTCCTGCTTCATAACTTACTAACCAACCCGAATTTTTTAGCTCATCAGTAGATATAAATTTACTCAATAATTCATCTGGGATGTGTTTCTTATTTATTAATTCTTTATTTACCATGTCCAACAAAATAATAAGAGATATATTATTATCCATATCTAAAACTTGATTGATAGTTCTTTGATATGGTTTTATAGTTAGCTCTTTAGTTAACCAGAGTAACCAACATACTTCATTATGATGAGATGAATTAGAATGCTCCTCAAGTAAACTCGTGATAAATCTTTTTATGTTACGCTTGTCTAATTTATAATTAAAATAATTATAGGTTACCAAAAACCTAGAGACAATTTCTATGGTGTTTGGAAATGCATAAGCAATTTTTAATAAATATGACTCTAAAATATCCCAGTTATCTTTCTTAATTATATTTGATGAAAGTTGTTTCATTGAATATTTAGCAATGCTTTCATCTTTATATTTTTTTTCTAAAGTAAATATAGATGAGAAAAAATTATGAATATCATTTCTTTGACTTTTTATCTCAGGTGATATTTTTAATTTTTTTATTCCATATCTCCAAGATTCCTCAATTAAATCTTTTGTTTCCATTATTTTTGTTTTTGATGCATTTATATTTAATTCATAGTTATTAAAAATTGATGTTAATATCGCTAGTGTTTTCTCTGCTTCTACTTTATTAGTAAAAAATAAACAAAAGTCATCTACATACCTAAAACCCTTAGGGGGTGTGCTTAATCGTTTAATTAATTCTAAATCAATAGCCGTACCTATTATTTCAGAGATAATATGTGATGTATCACTACCAATAGGTAATCCAACAGTTTGCCCATCTTGGGCGTTACGGCAATGCAGGTCTATTTTATCACCTAATAGAGGGGATCCTTTTATGTTACTTTTTGATACCTCTTTACTATGTAATGCCCATGGAATTGAATGAGTATATATAGAAGGAAAATAACTTGATATATCAGTTATTAAAGCATATTTATAACCTGATGAATCAAGGATTTTTTTTTCGTATAATTGACTAAATTTTGTTAAGGTTATTGCTCTTATGGATTTTTCACCAATAATAGGTTTACTTAAACTTAACTCACTTTTTTTAAAATGAATGTTAATCTCATGCCAGTTATCTGCTATTAATTTAGCAATAATAAAATAACTCAATGGATTTAAAATATTAGTAGTTCGCCTATAATAAGATGACCTAGCAACACTATATTTATCGGTTCTTGTCCAATCTTTGTATGGGTTTTTTTTATTATCAGCAGAAACAATTCTGTTGATCCCTACATTTATTTTTTCATGGTTTTTACCAAAAGAACTTGAATTAAAATTAGGAGGGAGTTGTATTGGAAAGAAACCTTTAGTTAGTAATTCTTCTAAAATATTCACAATCAAATCTCATTATTAAAAATAATGTATTAGATGTTATTCTAATTACCAAGTTAAGGAAACTGTGTATAATCACAGGTAATTTCCACATCATAAAGAGGTAATCCGTTTATGATGATTTGTCCTGTTTGTGGTCATGCCGCGCATACTCGTAGTAGTCAGCAAATATCTTCCGATACCAAAGAACGTTATAACCAGTGCCAGAATATCAATTGTGGCGCTACGTTCGTCAGCCATGAAACCGTAACACGGTTTATTTCAAAGCCTCAATTGATTGAACGAGTAGAGCCACATCTTGATAAGTATTGTCAGCAGGCATTAGCGATTTAATGAAAATGCCCGGAGTGTTCCGGGCGTTGTTTATATCTGAAGTGTTCTATTTTTTCTTTGTATCACTTTCATCAGTACAAACTCGTTTTGATTTGCTTGTGCTTCCATCATTACAAATAAATTTACCATTTTCACAGTGGGATATACCGCCTTTTTTACCTGAGCAAGGGTAGTTTTGAGCTGATACAGTATTTATTGAAAACAAGCTGAGAAGTGTAATTATGAGAGTTGAAATAATAACTTTATTCATTACAAATATTCCTGTCAGTAAGGTTATTTGAGATAAGTTGAAGAGTTATTATTGTAGTATAAGTTTGCATGTTGGAGATGGAGTGTTATCAATATACTTGTACGAAATTGTTTTTAACATTAAAATTTTCTAATTTTATTTTGTTACTATTAGATACAAATATTAAATCTTAAACATCTTGATAGGAAACTATTAAATTTCACTAAAATTCATGTACTCTTAATGGATATGAAAAATTTATTTAGACAAGGAAAATATGATGATAAGAACATTTCACCCTATTGGGCAAGGTGCATTTTATACAGAGGAATTTGATAATTTTACCTTTGTTTATGATTGTGGTACAGATACAAATGGTAAAAAGAGAATAGAAGAATATGTAAGTAATCATTTTGATATAAATGAGGAAATAAATTTTTTATTTATATCCCATTTTCATAGAGATCATATTAATGGACTGAAATATTTACTTTCAAAATATACTGTCAAACGTGTTTTTATTCCTCAGTATGATATTTATGAGAGAGTAATTGAGCTTTTTAATACAAATAATGAAGGCGATTATGAAAAAATAGACATTAACTTATTCGATAATAAATTAATTTTAGATCCTATTGAAACAATAAAATCTATATCAATAGATACAGAAGTAACTTTAGTTAGACATGACTATGGTGATAGTATCATTGAAGATGATATCAGTGATTATGAAGTACCTCCAGATAACTATCTTAATAGTGGTGAACTGTTGTCTTCTCCAATTCCTAATTGGATATTTATTCCTATTAATTATAAGGATAAATCTCGATCGCATGTATTTAGTGAAGAGCTTAAGAAGTTAAATATTGAATTTAGAAATACTGATGATTTTGTTAAGGCCTGGAGTAGAAAAGATAAAAGAAAGAATGTTATTAACACATTCAGAGATTTATCATATAGTCCAAATGAAAACTCAATGGTGGTTTACTCTGGTCCAAAAAATGAAGGAAAAAACTATTTTTTAAAAAATATTTTTTCTCAATCTATTCCAGATGATGATTTTTCATTTCCTCTCCTACTAAATATAAATAATCACGCTGGTTGTATATACTTTGGTGATTATGAGGCTAAAAATAAAGGTGCATTGGAATTAATTAAAAATAGATTGAAAGAGTATTATAACTCTGTTTGTACTATTCAAATACCTCATCATGGTTCATTTGAAAATTATAGTGAAAATATAAACGAAAGACATAACATATATTCTGTTATCTCGTATGGAGAAAGAAATAGGCATAAGCATCCTAGTCCATGTACAAGAAAGCTTATTGAAAAAAAAGCTGGTATTTTGTTCGAAGTTACAGAAAAGCCATCAACAATATTAAGTTTTTTTATAGATGAAAGATAG